AATTTTACCAGCATTAATACCTAAGCCAGCTTTCTTTGAAATATATTTAACAATGGATGTTGATGTAGCATTGATTGAATCTAAAGAATCGTTAGATTCCAATACTACGCATGAAGAAAATTGTCTGGTTGGAGTTCTACAACCCGCCATAATTGGGGTTGGAAGAGAGATATAAAATTGACTTACAGCATTATAAAATTCTTTAATAAATTTCATGCGTCTTCCATTATACCTACCAAATAATGTCATGGCAATCATTATATAAAGCACTTGTGGTGTTTCATATAGTGTGCCATCTGTTCGGTTTTGAACTAGATACTTTGATTGCATTTGCTCCATACCAGCATATGTGAAGTCATCATCTCTGTTATGGTTGACTATATAATTGTTTATATAATCTATTTCAGCTTCTGAGTATTTGTTTAATATTTCTGCATCATAAACCCCGGCTTCAATATTATGATGTATAATATCAATAAGAGGCCAAGGGTCTTTGTCACCATATACAATTTTCTTAAGCTTATAATTAATAAGCCTTGCTGCTACAAATTGGTAGTTAGGTGTATTTTCAGTTATGAGTTCGGCTGTGGATTTTATAAGAAGGTCATGGATTTTAATAGTTTCCATCTTCTCATATAGTTGAACATTAGCCCTAAGTTCTATTTCAGAAACAGAGACACCAATTAATTCTTGACAAGCCCATTCAAGAACGCGGTGGATTTTATTAATATTAAACGGCTCAGTTTCACCTGACCGCTTTGTCACAAAAATAGACGTCATGTCACTCCAATTAAGTTATGTATTACAGTATATTATTAATAGATATAAAAATGTTTTCTCTTGTCTTATATATAGGAACACCTGCAAAATAATCTACAGGCTCTATAGAATCTAAATTCACAATAGTTCCTTTGGTTGTTTCTTGAATATCATGATTTAGTATGTGTTGACCTTCTTTAAGTTCTATATAATCCTCATTAAGGTCAATTGTTGTGTCATAACCTAATTCTTCTAATACTTTTAAAATATCTTCTTCAGCCATATCAGTCTCTTCCTTTAATAGGTAGAGCGCAGCGGCATATGATTTTATCCTTGAGCTACCAAATGGTATTTTCTCTAGAATTCTTTTTATATTAAAGACTAATCTATGAAAGACAGTATAAACTTTCTTTTGAGCATTGGTTTGATTAGCAACCTTTACTAATAACTTGCCTTTGTTATCAATAACACCTTCATCATAAGCCTCGGTGTCACTCCATTTAGTTACAAGTAAGCGAATAAATTTATATGTAATGAATAAATCTACTGCACTTTCTTTAATATATTCTGCCATTTATAATTTCCTTAATACATCTATAACGGTCGAGTCTAATGGGACCTCAACATAATCTTCTTCTGGTAAATAATTTAAATATACCAAAAAGGTTTTAACAATACTTTGCAAAGTATCATCTGTCTTAGACATTAATATCTCTGCACAAACATCAGGTCCTAAAACATTACCTAATATAATAATATGATTTAATATTAACCGTTCTTTTAAATCATCATCCCGATAGTACCTATTAATTAAGCGATTGATATACTTAAATCTAGATATATCCTCTTTAAAATCCTCAGTTGTTGCCCACTTATCTCTTTGGTAATGCTTCGCAGCATATAACTCGAAGTTATTTTTACTTAATTCCATAATATTATTTATGTTTATTTTTTTGGAAACAATTCTTCTTTTAATTGATTTTTAAATTCTTTTAATTGTTTCAATAAACTTGACTTACTTTTACGTTTATCTAACTCAACTCCAATAGTTCTACCATACTCTTCTAAGTCATCCTTTGAGGACCTATTGGAATATGATGCAGCTTCAGATTTTTTCTTCTTTGGTTTAACACCATTGAATTTATCTTGCTCTTCTTGAGTTAAAGCAGCCGCAACTAATCTTTCTCCAGTTGGACTTAAAATACCTCCTGCATCTGCCGTACCATTGGATAACCAACCTACTTTTTCTAGTGGCATATCTTTCTCCTATGTAGTAATAATATCTGAAAGCCAGAAGTTTTTAAATCTTCCATCTCCTTTCAGTTTCACCTCAACGTGATTGCTCCCTAGTTTATTGATTTTACCTTCTTGTCCATCATTAGTTACTATGTCATCATTCACATTAAATAGTTTGCCAGCCGCATACCTCTCACGAAGTTTTGAGACTGGACTTAATTTTATATCTTGTCTATAAAATTTTGATTCCTTTATACCCATACCAGATTGAACTGCTTTCATAAGTCCTTTGGCATCTTTAAATCTTTTTGGTAGACCACTGGTAAATGCAATTAAGTCATTGTCTTCAGCAGCTGCTCTCATCTTGGAGGCTGACATACCTTCTGCGCCATCAGCATCTGGGTCTCTCACACCAGCGCTCATAACATCTATTACATCAAATTCATAAAATCCATGTCTAGCTTTTCTACCATTGTAATCATCTAAAAGTTTAACAAATTCTTGGTGCCTATCATCACCAACAACTAATTCAAATTCTGTATATCCATCTTTATATGCAGCAACTGCTACATCCCAAATTGTTTTAACCTTTTTATCCATAAGGATATGTCTTGCATGCTTAGGAAATACCTTACGCATATATTTAATTTTGGTCTTCCACTCTAATGGATTCTTTTTAGAATCTTGAGTTTGACTTGCGTATACCCTATGGTCACCAGTACCTTTAGACATACTAATATCTAAGAGCTTTTCATGGCCAATAGTGGGAGGATTAAAACGACCCCAGTTTACCGTGACCGTCTTTGAGGCCGCCTCTCTAATTAAATGTTCTTTAAAGGTTCTTAATGTCATTAGTGTTTTACTTTTTTAGCTCTCTCTAAACCCATTTCAAATTCGTCAAGTGCTTTGGTCATTATTGAATATTGAGCAAAGTATTTTCCAGAATTATCACCACCACTTGGACCAACATCAGCATCCATTTGGAATATAAAATCGGTGTGTTGTCTTAATTCATTATATGCTTTTTCTGTATTTGCTAATTGTTTATACATTTGTTTGGGTGTCCAAAGGCCTTTAATGGGTCTTATCCTTTTAGCCTCATTAACATCTGTATATGGTATGGGTCTATTACCCATTTGTTCTAATGCTTGTTGGACATTTATTGGTTTTTCTTTCATCGTGATTCGGTCTCCCAGCCTTTGATTATATTTTTACTAAAATTATTATAACTGAATTCCATTCGGTCAACAATTTTAACGGCACCGTTAGTTAAGTGGTCTATGGCAACGTATCCTTCGGCACCTGTTACTCTAAACCCATCTTTAGTCTTTACAAAAGTATTTATACTATCCATATTGTCAAGGTGCGTTAATAGCTTCCTCTTAGCGTACACAAGTTCATTCTGCATGTCAAACATGGTTATTAAATCGGCCTTATTCGCATCATTAAACCATTGAAGTGCGGCAATCTTAGAATTATTCTTTCTATCTTTACCAGCTTGGGTCTTTAAAGCATCTATTTCTTTGTCATATCTGTCATGAATCCATTGGACTAATTCTTCTGCGTGTTTTGTTGTGTTGCTAATTTCACTTTGTGCTCTAACTTTCGTGTTTCTAAAGGTATTAATAAATAAATTAATATCTTTATCTGTAGATACGTCTTTAAGCGCACCAGCGGAGATTTTTTGAAAGAGTTTTCCGGCGTTGGATATATGTGTGGTAATTTCATCTGTTTCCTTTTTGGTTAATGTGGCAAGACCAGAAATATCTGGGAAGCTAGCAGATTTCTGCCATACACTCCTAGGTTTTTTAAATGCTGCAATGGATACACCAAAGGATGCACTCATTGATTCAAAGGTCGAGCCTTGATAATAAGTATGCCACACTACACCGATTTTTGCTGCTTTAATTTCTTTAGCTGCTCCAACGGGTACTGCATATACTATAGTGTTCGGGTGGAAGGTTACATACTTCTGCCCATCAATCGTTTGATTTTTTAAGTCTTTTTTAGTGAACATAATATCACCTTGGTAGACTCCTTTTCTTATACCAAGTTTACTTAATTCTTGAAATGCTACTGTGAGTTTAGCTGCTAAATCTCCAGAGGTATCGGCTTTAACATCTTTAACGCTCTTATATACTTTAGGATTCTTATTGAATATTCCTTTTTTAGCAACAAAGAATTTACCATCGCTTGGGTCAATACCAGCAAATACAGCTGGTGCTCCATCCCATTTAACTGTAATTTCTTTTGAGTCATTAGTAGTACCACCTAACATATCCCTCAAATCTCTTAAAGCAAAGATAGCCGCACGTGCTCCTTTCACACCACCATCTATGACCATATCTTCTATATGGACCATGTGTGTATTCTTAGCTTCTTGTATGTGTCTTTTTAAATTCATCTCATTGGAAATTCTGTTATTTTATCTTCTGGGACAGTTGTTGTACCTTCAATATTATAATTGAATGCACTAGAACCACTCTTCTTAAATGCTACTTTATGGTATTTTGCTATACCTTTATTTAACTCAGCAAATATCCACATATTAATTACCCAATAATTATCTAATGGTAATATAGCAACCTTTAAAACTTTAATTGGTCCACCATCTCTCTCTGGTGCAGCTTGACTAATTTTACCGACAGTAATAATATCATAATCAGCTTTTTTATAATTACCATATACTTTAACAACTGGCAATTTGGTATCTCCCATAGCCATACTTCTATTCAAATCATTAATAACATCAATACCATTCTTATTAACATCATCAATAATATCAGTAATAAGCTTGAATGATATGACATTACTTACCAAAAAATTAAGTGCACCTGGTGCTTTTAAATTAGCTAATGTCATTTTATGTCTTGGCATATTTACACTTACAACATTAGTATTTTTAGCCTTTGCAACATTATTAAATTCTCTATTAATAGTACCAAGATATTTTTTATTTAAAGATGGGTCTTCTACAATAGCTCTTAGCATAGCGGTGGAAGACATTTCATTTAAATTTTCTTTAAGGTATTTACTTCTTTTGGTTAGCCTCTCAATATCCTTCATTGTTGAGGTCTCATATTTCTTTCCTAGCTTAGCTATATTAGCAAAAAGTCTTTTACCAAATTTTAATATATTAACTGCGGCCGCTTTGAATTTTTTAAGAGCATCACCACCAATTTTTTTCATTTTGGCCGCGGCATCTCCAAAGAATCCTTCTGCCAATAATTGTGCATATGCTTCTTCAGTAAATAAATCAGATACTCCTGCCCTATCCATATTGCTTTGGACTTCTCCATCAACTGTATATTTACCTTTAAGAAGTTTTGTAATCTTACCAAGTTTAGCACCACCCTCAGCTTTCTTTAAAGATATTTGGAACCAATTAATACCACCACATGACAGCATACCCGTGTCATCATTAGTTACAACTGGGTCATCAGTTTTTAATGCTTTATATAATGCTGCTGGTGTACCATCAATAAGGACAACATCTGCTGTGTTAGGTTTAATATCTGTTTCAAGACCTTCTTTGCTTTTTAAAGCTGTATAATAATTCCTAATACCCCACCAAACCACGTATGGATTACCAAAGTCAGCTTCCTTAACGCGGTAATAGTGTGAACCATTCACAAGCATCATAACATCCTTACCCATTGATTTATCTGCATCAATATAAGCAATAAACTTTTCCCATTCTTTAATATAACTACGTATTTGGAAATCACCAACAATTGTTAGTTTACCTAATTCGGTTTTTAGATTACTTGCATCCAAAGGTACTTTTATGAATAATCCAATTGCTTGAAAGAATTCTAAAAAGTCTGTGGCTGTGGCAATACCAAAAGAAGCTAATTCAATTGCTGATGTCTTTTTAACAGAGCCTGTACCCCAAACCATTAATGAACCACCCTTAGGACCTACTAACTTTTTATATGAAGCTTCTAAATCTCCTAACTTATATTTACCATCTAAAGCTGAATTAACTTTAAATTTTTTCTTTCCAGGGTCAAATATTAAAGAATCAGCTCCTAGTTTTTTATATAAACTTTCTATCTCTGCAAATTGCTCATCTGAATATTTTATCATACTAATATCTGATTTCCTAGAATAATTTATTGTATAAGACTCCATTAGTAGATTTCCTATCTCTTTACCAATATTATAATCTCTTACTTCATATCTTGTTTGGCGATTTAATACCTTTGATAATTCTCTATGATTTAAACCAAAATAATCAGCAGCAATGCCTTGAATCCTAGCTTTATTTAAGCCTCTTGATATAACATCAGGGTCTTTTCTTAAGTGCTTTATCATAAGCAAGGCGGCTTTATACTTATCTCTATTTTTGATTCTATTAATTGTATGCCTTACTTTCTTAGGAAGTAAGTTATAAAATTTGAGAGCTGATGCCTCGTCTATGTGATTTTGAAATGATAACATTAAATAGCCTTATATAATATTAGATATAAAGCTATTTATATAATTATAAATTCTTAATGATTTTATTCAGGTTTTTGATTTTGGAATACTTTTTTAGCTTTGTAAGCTTAGGGATTATCCCTTCTTTAATGTTTTCCATCTTAATATATCCATAATACTCAAGGACAATAATCATAGCCATTATATCTGCTAATTCTCTTTCTAATTCAGCTACGTGCTCTTCATCATACGGGCCAAACCTTATTAATTTAGAGTTTGCTTGTATAACTTCTGCACACTCTTCTGACAAAATTGTCAGCGTTTCTTTTACGTTCATTACTTTTTACCTAGCACATAGTCCTGTTTTTCCATTGCGTCGTCTAATATGCTTTTTAATATATCTCCTAATGCCAAATTAAATGCAGGCATTCCATGAGGGTTTTCCGTTGGATAGTCTACTATTTCATAATCAAAATTTATAGACTCAGTTTTATCATTAAGTTTAATATCAGTATATCTATAAATGACATTATTGAATTCTCCGCCCTCTAATCGGACGTACCAATGTTCATCATCCCTACCATGTTGGTCAACAAATGACCATTTTCTAAATGGTATGTTATCTTTTAATAAAGTCGATTTCATAATAAGACCCTTCATAATCAAATCTAATAGTTGAATGACTATACTCATTAACTGACTTTGAGGTTTTATGTTGTTCAGTCCTACATACCATTCCTGTGGTAGTTACTACACCTTGATTTTGTCCTTCTTCAGCACCAATCAATGCACCAATTACTGCTCCAGGTACTCTACCACCTTCATCATCTATGGCATCACCAACAACTGCACCGAAGATTGCTCCCCATATAGCACCATTTAAAACATCTGCTTGATTTCCAACTACTATTTGTTCATTACTACATACTTCAACTGAATATGGTTCTAAATAAATAACTTCACGATAGTGGTCTTGTATTACTGCACTATGGTTAATTGTGCTTGCTAAAATTTGTGTTCCCATCATTAATAGGAAACCAATTATAAACCATTTAATTTTTTCTTTCATTTTTTCCATTTCTCCTTTGATATGGTATTGCTATCCACCAATCAATTATCATTGCTGTTAAGCTTATTGTAATCATCATAGTATATAATACTATAAAGCCAATTATAAAGATTGGTAATATAATTATTGTTGCTAACCATTCTTTCCAATTATCCATTTTTGCATCTTTTAGAATTTGGATGACGCTTACATCTAAATGTTCCATGACTTAAATATTTCTTAGAGATAATATTTTTATTATGGTCTCTTTTCCGTATAACATAAGGTATTACTGTCTTACTCATCATCATCCTTCGGGTGGCCTGTCTTTGGGTCAACAGGATTTAATTTTTTAAATAAATCAACATAGTCATGAGGGTGGTCTTTACTATGGACAACCTCCGGCAATCCATCCCAGAATTTCTTATACTTATATCCTTTATATTTTGCGTTGTCTGATAGTTTACTCATTAATTTTTACCAAAGGCAAGTGATGTGTAGTGTCATGGTAATTGCCATCATGTTTAAAGCTTCGTGTAACTGTTTCTTTAGTCAACCAACCATTAAGATTAATTTTATATGTAATAAATTCTTGATATAAAACACCTTTGGTGCTTGTTTCAAATGCCGACTTTAACGGTCCTGGTTTCATAACTCTTCCTCTACATCAATTAAATACATAACATCAGCTTCTCTAAGTAGAGCTTCTGCATTCTTATTTGATTTATCCCATTGAGAATTATATATCTGTGGTCTCATAGCAACAACCTTTTTAATCCCAACTTGAATTATTCCCTTAGCACACTCATTACAAATAGGTAAACCATAAACATATAAAGTAGAATCTTTTAAAGATACACCAGACAAAGATGCATTATATATAGCATTCATTTCAGCATGGACAACTAATTCATATTTTCTTTCACGATTATTTAGTCTCTCATCAGAATCTTTTATTCCCCTTGGGAAACCATTATATCCTTGAGATAACAATTGACCATGTTCGCCAATAACTACTGCACCAACTTTAGTGCTTGGGTCTTTACTCCATGTAGATATTTCCTTAGCTAGGTGTGTATATTTACTTCCCCAACCTTCAGCTGTTAATAAATTACTCATGTTTAAAATCCTCATATTTATTTATCACTGGCGGGTCGTCCCGCACATTTAAAGTTTGGGCTGTATCTTCCACATCATATAATCTCATCTTAGCCCTGTCAACTCCAACAACAAACTTTTTATTTTTTCCTGTTGGGTCATTATATCTATTCTTTAATTGTTTAATCATTAACTGATTTAAATCTTCTAACTCATCAGTAGATATAATAGCAAACATTAAGTCTGCTGTTGCTGGTAAACCAAATGATTCTGAGGTATCTTCAAGTCCAATATCTGAACTGGCAAACCCAGAACGTGTGGTTTGTGTGGCTGTGACAATAGGTAAATTATACTCTACAGCCAAGCCACGCAATTCTTCAGCAATTGCCTTCACATAAGTATATGAATTTATTGCTCCACCCAAAGCTTTCATACGTGAACTTGCACATATGTTTAGATAATCTATACAAATCAAATCAGGTTTAAAGTTTCTCTTAATTTTTAATTCTTTTAATAATGCTTTAAAATGAATAGAACTTGCAGCACCTGTAGGATATTCCTTGACAATTAATTTGCCTACACCCTTATCAGTTAACTTATGCATCTTCTTATCAAACATATCCTTTGACAAATTCTCTAATTGGTCAAGGGGTACATTCATAAGGTTAGCATCTATTCTCTCAGCTATCCGTTCTTCAGCCATTTCCATAGTTATATATAGCACATTCTTAAATTGTGTTAAAGCACCGGCTGCTACGTGACACATAAATAGTGATTTACCCACGCCTGTACCTGCCAGAGCCACGTTCAGTGACTTATTAACTAAGCCTCCTTTGGTTATCTCATTAAATTTTACTAGGTCAAATGGTAAGTGTTCCTCTGCTCTATGGTAAAATTCATACCTAGCATCTGAATCATCAACATAATCATGGCCAACTCTTAAATCAAAGTTAACTCCAAGAGCTTCAGATAATACTTCGGGTAATGCATTCTTATCTAAAGTCTCATGCTTACCCTCTATAATATTAATTGAATTCATAATTGCTAGATAGATTGCTCTATCTTGGCACCATTTTTCTGTATGTTCTATTAACCATTCAACAGTTTCCTCTCCCTTTTGAACACTTATTTCAGGAATAAGAGCTAAAGAGTCAGAGCCAACGTTGATATTATTTCTTAATTCAATATTTAGTGCATCAGCACTTGGTAATTTACTATACTTATTAACAAAAGAAACTATCTCATTAAAGACTGCTCTATATGGTTCTTCAAAATATATAGTTTTTAAATGAGGTATTACATTTCTAGTGTAATCCTCATTCAACATTAAGTTCCTAAGGATTAATGTCTCAATCTTCATCATCCCACCCTTCTTCTAGGTGTGACACTTTAATCATATCGGCATGGCCAATTTCATATTTACGTTTAAGATATTCTTTAAAATCTGTATTAGCAAAGATAGGTTTCCAAAATGATTCCTTAAGAGTCTCAGCTTGACGAACCTTTTTATCTTCTATCTCTCCAGTCTTTTTATCAACCTTAGAGTACCAGCCCATAGTAGGTTTAACTACATAGCCACCTTCCATTGCTGCATCTAATAGACCAGAATATTCCTCAATGCCACCTTCCCATGTTACAGATATAGGAATCTTAGATTTTTCTTTAACAAACCTAGACTTTTCTACATTAATAATAAAGTGATAGCCCATAATTTCTGTACCCTTTTTCTCTTGTTGTCTACCAAGAATCCAGATATTATCACTTGAGTAATAAATACCTGTACCACCAGACACAACCGCTTTAGGGAATAAACCAATTTCTTGGTATGTATGATTAACAGCAAGCAATGGTATATCCCTCATTGTCAAATAAGGTGTTGTCATTCTAAATAAACCTTTAAGAGCTTTTGCTCTTGACATATCAGCTACAGATTTCTCACTCATAGTATCATCTAATTCTTTTTTAGAAGCAAGGTTACCAATAGAGTCAATCATAATAATGACTTTATCTTTGCGTTCAATATTTTCTAATTGATTAATTAAATCAAACTTCAATTCCTCGACATT